TTTTTTACTAAATCTTCAAATGCTGGTTTTGCATTTCTTGAATGTCCGCACCATTCACCATAAACCATATGGATTTCAACGTTATCACCATCATCGCCACCACTACCACTACCACTACCACTACCACTACCACTACCTACTCTATAATAACCAAGTCCCTTTTCACCCTTTTTATATTCAAAACCTTTAAATTCCCCTTTAAAACTTTCATTTGGATAAAAATCTTTTACTTCTTTCTTTCCTTCTTGTTTTGGTTCTTGTTTTGGTTCTTGTTTTGGTTGTTCAAAGAAGTTTTTGTTGATATTTTCTTTATTAATATTTTCATTAATTAATTTAACTAGTTTATCTTTATCAAGGCCAATAACTTTATCAATTGCTGTTCTATTTTTAAATAACATGAATGTGGGTATATTCTTTATTTCACATTTTTCAACAAATTCACGAGTACTCTCGTCAGTTAATTCAACTTTGAATAGTTTAATTTTACTTTTATCTAACGACTTAGATATTTCTTCAACCATAGGGCCCGCCTGTTGACAAGCTGGACACCATTCTGCACTAAATTGATAAACAAGTAATTCTTTTGAATCGAGTTTGTTAAAACAATCATCCCCACTTACAAGTTCCATTTTCTAATAACAAATAAAATTATTAAAATATTTTAACTTACAATATTATATTATAAAGTATATATGATTAAAATAAAGAAACAAGATAGAATAAATAAGTTACAAAAATTAAATTTTATTGATTTATATCGCCGTTATTATCAAAACATTGGAAAAGATACTAAATTCGCTAAGGATATAATAGATGATATAAGATATGTAATTGATATGAAGGAATTTAATTCAAAAGAAGAATATATACTTAAATGTAATTATCTATCTTATCCAGATTATAATGAATCAAACTTTCGGTATAATCTTTCTAGGAAAGCAGAATTCTTCCATTGTAAAGGTTTATTAAATTTAATGGAACTTGAAAATAGATGTTCCTCAAAAGAATTTGAATTAGGAAATCATCAACAATTTTTAAAAAATTTTATGAATAAAAATACACCTTATAAAGGTTTATTAGTTTTCCACGGAGTTGGTGTTGGTAAGACTTGTTCTGCTGTTACTATTAGTAATTCTTTCCGAGATGTTTATAAAAAAGAAGATAAAAAAATCATTTGCCTTGTTTCAAAAAACATTCAACCAAATTGGAGAAATACAATTTATGATCCAACAAAAGGTGAAGAACAATGTAGTGGAGATAGTTTTCAACATATCGTCAGGGAAATGGATCGTAAAAATATTAAGACAAAAGTAAAACGGATGATTAATGAATATTATGATTTTTATGGTTATCAGCAATTTTCAAATAAAATTAAGTATTTATTAGAACTTAAATTTAAGTCATTCAGTCAAGATATTTCAGATGAAGAAAAGATAAACCTTGAAAAAGAAGTAATTGAATCTTATTTTTCAAATCGGGTACTAATTGTAGATGAAATTCATAATCTTAGAGATGATAATCTCGATGAATATAAAAAAGAAACTATATTCTATTTAGATAAAGTTATTAAATATAGTAAAAATCTACGATTAATACTCATGTCTGCTACACCAATGTTTAATAAAGTTAATGAAATTCAATGGTTATTAAACTTATTATTAAAAAATGATGGGAGACCTACCATTAATCAATCAGAAATTTTTGATAAAAAAGGATATATAACTGATACAGGTATAGAGATACTTAAACAAAAAACAAATGGATATGTTTCATATGTAAGGGGGGAAAATCCAATTACATTCCCTATAAGATTATATCCTATGGATGATAGGATTATGGATAAATATCCTATAAATGATATCTGGGGAAATAAATATGGTAAAGATACTTATCAATTTAAGTTTTTAAAAATGTATTATAGCGAAATGGATAGTTTTCAGAAGAGGATCTATAATGAATATTTAGATACACTTGATGATGATAAAGATGTTCAAATGATGGATCAAAGGGTTGGTGCTCAAATATCAAATATCGTTTATCCATCCGTTGACGCATTAAATAATAATGGAGATATTGATAGTAAAATGTATGGTAAGGGTGGATTTAAAAATATAATGAAAATAAAAATTAAAAATAAAAACCCTTCAATAGGTTATACACGTGAATATAAACAAAAGATAAAGGAACCAATTTTTGATTTAAAAAATGTTGGTAGTATATCAACAAAAATACAAACAATATTAAATGGTATTCAAGAAAATAAATCAAAAGGTATTATCTTTATTTATTCTGAATTTTTATCTTCAGGATTAATTCCATTAGCTCTTACATTAGAACATATGGGATTTTCAAAATATTCAGGAAATATTCTTGATTATCCCGAATGGTCCAAAGATAAAAAAGAAAGTGACCTTACAAAAAACGAACCAATTGATTTTGAATGGAATCCACTCTCAAAAAAGAAAAAGAATGTACCATTTAAACAAGCCAAATATATCATATTATCTGGGGATAAGGATTTATCCCCGAATAATAATGAAGAGATTGAAAAACTCGTCTCTGATCAAAATAAAAATGGAGAGAATATTAAAATTATACTTGGTTCAGTTGTTGCAAGTGAAGGCCTTGATCTAAAGAATATACGTGAAATACATATACTTGATCCTTGGTATCATTTATCAAGAGTTGAACAAATCGTAGGTAGAGGTATACGTTACTGTTCACATATAGGATTAGATAAAAAAGAAAGGAATGTTACTGTATTTATGCATGTTGCTGGTTTATCAAGGGAGAATGAATCAATTGATACACTTACATACCGGAAAGCAGAAGAAAAAGCCTATTCAATTGGTCAAGTTGAAAAAGTGTTTAAAGAAAATTCAATTGATTGTTATTTGAATAAACAGATTAATATTATTAATAAAAATGATATCTATTCAATTGATCTAATTACAAGCCGTCATACAGAACTATATAATCATGAAGTCCATGACAAACCTTTTTCAAAAGTTTGTTCTTTTTCCGATTGTGATTATAATTGTGATATAAAAGAAATAACAGAGAAAGATATTAATTACGATACATTCTCAATATATGAGTCAAAAACATTATTTAAAAATATTCAAAAAATAATTTCTGAAATGTATGAAATTAATAATTATTATACATTAGATGATATTATTCATCAAGTAAATGGAATTATTGATACAAATGATAATATTATTTACTTCTCATTATATGATATGATTGAAAACAATATAATTATATTGAATAAAGATCATATTAGTGGATCATTAATTAATAGAAATGATATTTATCTATTCCAACCCCATAATAATACTGATCAAATGGTACCTCTTTATTATCGTAATAACTTTGTAAGCAAAGATAATAAAGAATATATACCTTTAACTGGAGATATTTTTAATAAAGTGAAGGAAAAAGTTATCTATAATATTCAAGATATTTATAAGAAGGTAGTTAACTTAAATAAATATTATCTACGTAAAAAATTTAATTTTGAAGATTATATACCATTATTTAATGAGGATATCTTCTTTGATATATCATTAGATAACCTAACCTATGATGAAAAAGTTGTACTCTTAAAACCGATTATCAAAGAATATATTGAAACAAAACAAATCGTAGATGAAAACAATAAAAAAATATTTGATTACTTCAAGAACCTTCTGCTCTGGAAAGATGATAAAGGATATTATCTATTGAATCAATCTAAAAAAGAGATAATTGGATTCTTTTTATTTAATACTGAACGTAATAAAACGAAGAAAAAAAAAGAATTAGACGATCTTGTTGATGATTATGATTATTTTATTTTCAAGAACGGAAATTTTTACTTAACATCTGAACTAGATGATGGAGAATTAATTCGTAATAATTTAAAACAAACATTTTTTAAGAAAAATAAAGGACGTTTATTACCGACAGAAGATATTTGGGGTTATTCCTATAAACTAGATGTTGATAAAACTGTTTTTAAGTTTGTTGAAACGGGTATAGTTAATAAAATGCCCGGAAGAGTGATTGAACAAATTGCTCAAAAAAGTAATATCCGTAAAATGATTCAGATATATTTTAATGAATCGTATGAAATATTAAATAATGAAGAAGAATCTGGTAAAGAAAAAACAAAAGAATTTTTATCTCTATTAATTGAATTAATTATTCGTGATAAAGAAAGGACTAAAAATCAATCCAAATATTTTTTCATCCCATATGATCTAATATTTTTAAAATATATTTAATAAATTTGAAAATTCATATATTTAAACAATTATAAATCTATATAGTATAATAATATGTCTTATATCAATGAACAATTACTAACATCGAATCTTATACTTAACCCGAGGGATTTGAATGATGATATTGACAATACAATTAAATATCAATTAAAAGAAAAACTTGAAAAAAAATGCCATGAAGATGGTTATATAATTGAAGATTCAGTAAAGGTTATTAAAAGGAGTATGGGTAAAGTATCTACAAATAATGGAAAGAGTCATATTAAATATTTAATTACATATAAGGCAAAGTTAATATCTCCTTCAGATGGAGATGAATTATCTATCTATATTAATAATATTAATAAAATGGGTATTATTGGTTATATCAAATTAAATATTAATGATGGAGAAACATTTAACGATAGTCCATTAGTTATTATGATACCAAGGGAATACTTTAAAGATAGTTCAAAAAATATAGACGATCTAACTATTGGTCAAAAATTAGATATAATTATTATTGGAAGTCGTATTAAGTATCGGTCAGATAAAATTCAAGCGATTGCTAGACCAGTATAAGTTAAAAAATTAATTATAATATATCTTTTTTGTATAATGGATTGTAAGAGTAAAAAAAACTATATTTATGAGAATATTGGAAAAGTTAGTAATCATAATCAGTTTATTAACTTAATTAATCAAAAAGAATGTAAGTATACACAAAATAATAACGGTATTTTTATTAATCTAACTACATTAAGTGAAGAAATTATAAATATAATGTATCAGATGTTAATTAATTTAATTGATGATAAAAACATACTAATAAAGGATGTAATTAAAGAGAGTAATGGAATAGAAGTTGAAGTTGAAGAAATAATTCTTCAAAAAGAAGAAAAAACAAATAAAGATGTCTATTTAAAAGACCTTACAGAAGTTGATAAAGAAATTATTATAGAATCAAAGAAAAAATTTTAAATTTGATACTATTTAAAATAGAATTATTAAAGAATAATAATATGGAATTTATTCAAGGTTTTGAATTAAAAAATAATAATTATACTTCAAAAATCAAAGATTCAAAATATATTGAAGGACATCAACAAGTAATTAAAAAAGGGGTAAATGATATATGTGAAATTATAATCGGTAATAATGAAATTGATTATGAATCAATAGATAAGAAACAAAAATCACAGTTTATTACATCTAAGAAAATACAAATAGCATCTGATATAAAACTAAATGATAATTATATTTCTGGTTTTTCAGAATCATTAATTCAAAACGGGTTACAAAAGATTAATATCTTATCATCAATACTTTATCTAAATGAATATTATAAAATTAAATGTATCATACATAATCAAGATACAAATAAATATTATCAAACTACTTTAAAAAATTATGAACCATTACTCTGTATCTATAAAGATGGAAATTGGTTTATTGGTAGCAATGATCTATTAAATAGTGAATATTCCGACCTTAATGATCTAAAGAATATTTTGAATATTGATATTGATTGGAATATCTTTAAACCGTACTTGAAAAATATTAATAAATACAAGATTAAAGAATTAGAAGAAATTGCAAATGAATTAAATATTTCTATGAAATGTGAAAAAGGTAAAAAAAAGTTAAAAAAGGATATTTATAATGAAATAAATTTGAAACATTTTACTCAAGATATTTAAAAAAAAAAATACTCTGTTAATATATCTATGAAATTATTTAATAATAATGAGGATGAATTCCAAAACTATATTGAACGGTCAATCAATTCAAAGATCGTTGAACTCGAAGTTCAATTTGGAAGTTCTGTCCCTAAAAATCCAATTAAAAAAAAAGAATTTTTATCATTAATTGAACAATGTAAGAAAAATTATGAAATGATATCTGAATCTTCAAGCTTAGATATAAGGACTGTATATAAAAATCGCCCTGGAAATATAAGGTGTACTATTCATGGAATAAATAATATCAAAAAATACTGTAAAGAAAATAGTCTTGAAAATATTAATAAAAGTGATATTGAATATATACAGAAAAAACTTTATATCGATCATACTAATCCTGATAAAAAGTATCCTCCATTACGTGACCTTGATTATAATGTAAGATTAAATATTAAAACCGAAGTACCACTTAGTTCAAGTAATCGTATGGTATCTAAATTACTAATGAATCTAAATGAGAATCCAAAATATTTCCGTTATAAAAAGAGATTTAGTTTTCTAACAGTTGATAAATTATTTCGAATTGATTTAACTGTTATTAAACAAACAAAGTATGAAAAAAATAGATTCCATTTTGAAAAGACATTTAAAAATGCGAATATACTCCAAAATAAAGAAGAATATGAATTAGAAATTGAATATATTGGGTGGAATGAAGACGTCGGTATTCCCGAAATTGATAACTTATATAAACATTTTAATAATAAATATATTTCTGGTCCTGGGAAAGAGACTCTTGGGAATATATATGATCCCCTTAATTTAGGAATTCATATTTTTGAGACTGAAGATAAAAAACTATCTATGGAAGATGAAAAAGAATTTTATAATAAACCATCATTATTGGTCGATTCAAAAGAAATTGAAAAATATAAATATCTACTTGGAAAATATGTTAAAATTAAAGATAGATATTTTGAGGAGAAAAATATTGATTTGAAATTAAGAGATTCAATAAAAGAATATTATGAAAAAGGACATTATATTGGAATTGTAAAAGGGTTCACTAAAGAGCCATTCGAAGATACAGAAGCAATTGTAGTTTTTGAACCAATGATTGGGAATTATTCTCAATTAACGGTACCAATTAATTATTTATATGATGATTTATCCTTTTCTCCGAATAAAGGGATTATTGGAAAGTTGGATACAATGAGTATTTCAGAATTACAAAGTATTGCAGTGAATGAAGGAATTCCAATTGAAGAAATAAATGAAGCAATAGAAACTGATAAATTTTTAGAAAATCCAAACACACTTATTTCTCTTATTCATGATAATCTAAAAGAGATTGATAGTCAAGATGATAATCCGGCACAATTTCTACCATCAAGACTCCCTGAAAAAGAAGTGGATAACGATAGTATTCAATTAGAAATTATTCAAAAGCTCCAGGATATTCTCGAAAGTCATGTAGTTGATTTAACAAAGGTTATCTATAATACAAATACAATAATACCTTTTCAAACAAAAGAAGAAGTAATCAAAAAATATAGAGAAACTACAGGACAGAAACGGTATTATGACTTTTCATTTATTGGTCCTCAACCTAAAACATTAACAATGGATAATATTAAATTAAATAATCCTAACTCAATATTAAAAGATTATGCTGTTACTGAAAAAGCAGATGGAGAAAGATATGAATTACTCATATTTAATAAACGTGGTTATTTAATCAATGCAAAACAAAATGTCATCGATACAAATGTAATCTTTGAGAATTATCCAGGGATATGGTTATTTGATGGTGAATATATTACTAAAACTAAAGAAAATGAACCAATTCAATTATATATGGTATTTGATATATATTGGAATGGTAATACGACACCTGAACCAATCCATACCTACCCATTCTTATCAAGAAATACATTTGGTGTCTCAAGGAGTTCAGTATTAAAAGATTTCTTTTTGAATGTAAATATGGTAAAGGATACAGATTCAATTGATATTCAAATGAAACAATATGAATATGGCTATATTACAAAAATAGATGAAGATGAACCATTAGAGGAATATGAATTTTCAAATGATATTATGGGTATATTCAAAGCATCAAATAAAATCCTTAATAAAGAAGAAGAAGATTATTACCCATATCGTATTGATGGACTTATTTATTTACCACTTTATCTTTCAGTTAAAAGTTCAATTGAAGGAATACAATCCAAATTTATTAGTGGAACATGGGAAAATAATTTCAAATGGAAACCACCCGAAGAAAATACAATTGACTTCTTAGTAAAGGTTAAAAAAACAATGATACAATCAAAAGTCATTGATCAAATATTACCTTTTAATGATATCTCAGAAGAAGGAATTAAAATTACGCATCAATATAAACAATTAGAATTATATGTTGGATATGATAAGTATAAAGATAGATCAATAAACTTTTGTATGAAGGTACTTGAAGATAAAAAAGGAGAAAAAGTTACCGATGAAGACAAGGTTCAAAAATTTAACTTTAATGAAACCGTCGAAAATAAATATGACATAACAAATATTAATTTAAAAGATGGAAAAATGGTATGCCTAAACTATGAAGAAGATGAAATTAAAGATGGTGATTTTGTTGAAATGAGATTTAATCCAAATGCTAAAAATTCAATGAACTGGGAACCATTAAGAGTTAGGTCTGATAAAAGTAAACCACAATTCTTTACTATCGCATACGATGTTTGGGATACAATTAATAATCCAATTACAAAAGATATGATTCAAGGTGATTATGAATTAGAAGAATATATTAAAGACGATAAACACGGTAAATATTATGTAAATGAAAGTGAAAACTTATTATTTGAATCTTCACCACTTAAGAAAATACATAATTATATCAAAACAAAATTAATTACTCTCGTATGTAAATCATTTAATAAACCTATACAAATATTAGACTTATCTTTTGGGCAAGGTGGAGATACCAAAAAATACTTAAATAATGAAATTAATTGTTCTTTCCTATTAGGTCTAGATATTTCATCAAATATAGATGAAGCTTGTAAAAGGGTATATCGCGAAAAAACAAATACGAAAACAGCCTTCTTTCGTGCAGATACAAGTAAGAATATTCAAAACGGAGAATGTACAGAGATTGATGGAATTACAGAAGAAGAAAGAATCCATTCAAATACATTGATTAATATTCTATATGGTGTAAATAAATCAATTCCAGAAGAATATACCAATATTCAACGTAGATATTATGGGATAGCTAAAAATGGATTTGATGTTATTAGTTCTCAATTCTCATTGCATTACTACTTTAAAAATAAAGATACCCTTAATGGATTTATACAGAATCTAAAAGATAATCTAAATAAAGGAGGATTCTTTATTGGAACTTGTTATGATGGTAATAGTATCTTTGATCATTTCAAAAAAATGGATTCTTTAATGAATATTGATATTGGGGTAGATGATGAAGATTATGAAGAATATACATTATTTGAATCTAAAGATATTTTTCAGAATAAAATATTCAGTATTGAAAAGAAATATTCTATTAAAGAATTTACGTACAATCCAGAAGAAAAAGAGAATATGTTTGGTAATAAGATTGAAGTATTCATGGATTCAATCGGTCAACCGATTGATGAGTATTTAGTTAATTTTGATTTCTTTAAAGATATTATGAAAGAAAATGGATTTGAAATATATGTCCCTAAAGGTCAATCAACCATCTTTAAAAAGAATTATTTTGAGAATGGATTAGGTCAATTCAAAAACGTTATCCAGAATCTATCTGAATTGAGGGAAACAGATGAAATATTTAAAAAATATTATTCAGAAGCATACCAAACAAAAGAAGTTGTAAAAGGGAAGGATGGAAAATTTAATAAACGGACGATTACAATTGAACCCCTTAATTTAACAGGTAACCTTGAAACATTGAGTTCATTTAATAATTACTTTATCTTTCAAAGAAATAAATAAGTATTTAAAATAATTTCATATAGATATTAATATGAAAATATATCGTATAGGTATACATAAAAAAAATGTGAAAATATCAAATAATAAAGATGTTAAAGAGGATAATAACCGTATTATTTATAATAAAAAAGATGATCTAATTAAAATCAAATGTGAGATTGATCATTATAATTCGAAAAAATGGGAAGAAACTAAAAAAAGTTTTAATCAATATGAATATATATATACATCATCCCTGAAATCAAACAATAATATATGTGCGATTACACCAGTTAGTAGGTCTTATTTTAAACTCCATGAAATGATAACAGATCTAAACTTAATTGAAACAAAGAGTTATTGTGCGTGCATTGCTGAAGGCCCTGGAGGTTTTATACATTGCCTGAATCATCATATATCTGAAAATAATATTAATTTTTTTAAGATATATGGAATTACTTTAATATCACAACAAGATAGATCAATACCATATTGGAATCAACAGATATTAACAAATAGACACAATCAGATTATCAATGGTAAAGACAATACAGGAAATATTTATAACTATGAAAATGTGATTCATTTTATTCAAACAATCAATCATAACTATTGTCATTTTATAACAGCAGATGGAGGTTTTGATTATTCAAAGGATTACAATCTACAAGAAGAATCTTCATATAGACTACTATATAGTGAAATATTTATCGCACTTAACATTCAAAAGATTAGAGGTAACTTTATATTAAAAGTATTTGATTTATTTAATTATAAAACAATACAATTAATCTATTTACTTTACAATTGTTACTCAATGGTTGAGATTTATAAACCATTGACCAGTCGTAATTCAAATTCAGAAAAATATATTATTTGTTCTAATTTTCAAGGATGTCCTATTCCTATAAAAGATAAGTTAAAAGAATATTTTGATAAGTGTAATGAACTATATATTGATGTACCAAAAACATTTATTAATGATATTAATGAATACAATGATATTTTTGTAGAGAGACAAATCAATACAATTAAAGGGATTCTAAATAATATTAATACCCATCATTCCAAGAAACCTTCAAAACAACAAATATATAATGCTCAAAGATGGTGTGAATTATATGGATTACCTATTAACGAAAAATGTATCTATTTAAATTGAATAATCCCCATCTTTTGTTAATTTATCTAGTAATAAATAATCTTCGTTATCGGGCGTTGATGCTGATATATTATCAAAGAATTTACCACCATTGATTAATTTCTCATCATCATACGCCCATACTTGATACTGATCATTATTAACACTACCTATATTCGATGATTCAATTGTTTTAAAAATATCACCTCTATTCTTACCAATACTCTTTAATACAGGGTTATTCTCTTTATCCTGAATTAGACTTGGAGGGATTAATTGTAATTTATTATTATAATCACATAATACTTTATTATCTTTACCCATACGACATCTATCAGGTAAAGAATCACTTGAATAAGGCGATGTTTTATCATGGAAAAAATTATCTTTATTAAAAAATCCACCTGTATTTAATATTCTATCTTCAAAATTTGGAGTATGGTATTTAGGATGTTGAGAAACATTCGTACTTGACCACGCAGTTGCAGGATTTTCTTCAACAAATTGATGTTCTGTAGTCCCTGATGGATTTGGGGATATCATATCTGTTTTTATTTCTTCAGGTTTAACCTCCATTTCCTTTTCTATTTCCTTTTCTTGAATAAGAATAGTAATTGGTTTTTGTTCTTCTTTCTCGACACCTAATTCATTATTAACTTTTTCCTTGACTTTCTTGAATACTTTTTTTATGTTATCATTAATTACAACTATTAAATTATTCGGATCATCGCTTAATAGAGTATTTTTATCTATATTCCTATAAATTATAAAAATCGAAAATATTATTATAATTAATAATAAGTAGTTATTCTTCATTGATAATATAATATATTATATATTAAATTTTAATATTTTTGATTTATGATTAGATAAATAAGTTAGTGTTAAATATTCAGTATATTCTTTCAATTGTATAGTAATATCATCATTTATTGTCTCATATAATTTATATTCTTCTTCTTGATCAACCTGATAAAAGTTATATGGTTGACAAGGTCTACTATTAAATTCATGAATTAAAACTTTCTTTGATTTATTGTAATTGATTGATATATCTTGGATGAAATTAAAATTAAGCTTATTATTTATTAAAATAACCTTTACGTTATTTTCCCAATATTCCTTAACCATACCAATGAATTCTAAATTATATTTTTGAATTAACTCTTCACTTTTTTTTAATGGTATCTTACAATTATATATTAAGCCTTCTTGAATACATTTATAAAATGCAAACATAGTTGTATGTATATACTATGTTATATACTTCTAAGTATCAATCCATTTAACCAAATGTATTTTCACTTGTATAAGTCATATAAAGGAAACCATCTTCATCTTTCATATCATCATAAATATCCGATATTGACTTAGAACCTACAACCATAGAATTATTAATCATAATAAATAATGATTGCGTTGAATCAATATTAATACGTTTTCTTATAATAAACATAAACTTAGACATAGTCATATCTCTCGGTACTAAATATTTACATTTATCTATATCAGGTAATTCAGCATCAAGGTATTTCTGAACTATTATTGGAACACGATCGGGAAACTTTTTATTAATTCCTTCTGATTCTTGATATCTCTTTTCGAATGAATTCTTCCTTTTAAAATTATTTGTCATTTATAATATTATAGAATTTTATTTAAGGTTTAATTATAATAACAATTATTATAAAATGAAAATTATAAGAATTAATATTGATGGTTCGATGAATGATATTACGATTGATCTAAAAAATAAAAATTATCAAAAACAATTGGAAAAAGAATCAATCTCTAAAGGGACAACCGACTTTAAAGAACTTTATCAGTGGAAATATGAAGGAAAAGTATATCTATGTTATGGATGGTATGATGGTGATGCTGGTTTTGAAAATAAACATGACCTAATACCAAATGGTATTTCTTCTTTCTTAGAAGAAAACTCGGATGAAAAACTATTATTCGGAGATATATTAATGCTCTGTAAAAAAGGAGGGAAATTTATTGATTTTTGTGTATCAGATTATGGTGAATTATATAACATTATGTTTGGAGGCTTTGATAATTGTGATTCAGAAGATGATATACTTTCAGAAGAAGAAGAAATGAATAGTGATGACGAAGATTTCATTGTACAAGATGATGCTTCAGATAATGAAAATAATGAATCAGATGAAGAATATATACTAGATAGTGATGAAGAGTTAGATGAAGATATGAATGATTATTAAATATTAGAAATACGCTTATGCATTTCTTTATTATTTTCTTTAATTTGTACGAAATATTTATCAATAAAATCCTTATATTTCTGTTTACTATTTGAAGGATCCTTCAAAGTATCATTAATATATTTCAAATATAATCCTTTTATTTTACTTTTATTCCCTTGTAAGATTCTTTTATACGTTTCACTAATTAACCGTTGTTTCAATTCAGATAATTTTTCGTTACAAGTTTGTTCTTTTTCTTTCGTAAGTTTAAGTTCTTTTTCAACTTGTTCACTCACTTCTATTTTTTTTCTATGTTCTTGTTCTGCTTCTTTAAATTCCTTTTCTTTCTGTAAAAGTTCTTCTCTTGTTCGATCAATTTCTGCTTCTGCTTCTTGTTTCTCGCTTAATGAACTTGATTCCAATCTTTCAATAGCTTCTTGATGCTGTGTTTGAGCATTTAGAAGGTCGTCTTGTGCTTCTTGTTGAGCTAGTTCTGCTCCTTCTCTAGCTTCTACAGCTTCTTGTTGAGCTCGTTCTGCTCTTTCTCTAGCTTCTACAGCTACGTCTCTACTTTGTTCCGCATCACCCCTTCTTTTTTCTGCCTCCCCTCTTTTTCCTTCTGCTTCATCAGCCCTTTGTTCAATTGATACTATACGATCCAATGCATCTTGTTTTCCCTTTTCTGCTTGTATCCTTGCGTCATGCTCAAATACCCTGGCTTCTTCTGCTTCACTAGCCATCTGTTGTGCGAGGAGTTGAGCATCGATTGCTTCTTCTTTTTGTTTTTCAGATTCAGATAATGCCAGATTTGCTTTCACTTGAGATTCGTTCGCTTCCTCCAAAATTTGTTTAGCGTTTTCTTTAGCTGCTTGCGCCTCATTAGCTGCTTGTTGAGCCTGGGCGTTTGCCCCTTCAACCTCAAGACCGGTTGCTCTTATAACTTCTTCTTTCGCTTGTTCTGCCCTTAATTCAGCCTGTCTCGCATCATTAGCGGCTTTTTCTGCATCTTCTCTTTGTTCTTCTGCAAGGGTTTTAGCTATATCCGCTTTTACTCTAGCTTCTTCAGCTTCAGCCTTTTGTGTTTTTGCTTCTTCCATTTGACTCTGTGCTTCGTTTCTTTGTTCTTCTGCGTGGGTTTTAGCTGCATTCGCTGCTACTCTAGCTTCGTCAGCTTTAGCCTTTTCTATTTGTGTTACTTCCCTTTGACTCTGTGCTTCTTTCTTTTCTTTTTCTGCTTCAATCTTAGCAGAAAGTGCTTCATTAGCTATCCCTTCAGCTTCTTTCATCTTTTGTTCCGCATCACCCCTTCTTTTTTCTGCCTCCCCTCTTTTTCCTTCTGCTTCATCAGCCCTTTGTTCAATTGATACTATACGATCCAATGCATCTTGTTTTCCCTTTTCTGCTTGTATCCTTGCGTCATGCTCAAATACCCTGGCTTCTTCTGCTTCACTAGCCATCTGTTGTGCGAGGAGTTGAGCATCGATTGCTTCTTCTTTTTGTTTTTCAGATTCAGATAATGCCAGATTTGCTTTCACTTGAGATTCGTTCGCTTCCTCCAAAATTTGTTTAGCGTTTTCTTTAGCTGCTTGCGCCTCATTAGCTGCTTGTTGAGCCTGGGCGTTTGCCCCTTCAACCTCAAGACCGGTTGCTCTTATAACTTCTTCTTTCGCTTGTTCTGCCCTTAATTCAGCCTGTCTCGCATCATTAGCGGCTTTTTCTGCATCTTCTCTTTGTTCTTCTGCAAGGGTTTTAGCTATATCCGCTTTTACTCTAGCTTCTTCAGCTTCAGCCTTTTGTCTTTTAGCTTCAGCCTTTTGCCTTTTAGCTTCTTCCCTTTGACTCTGTGCTTCGTTTCTTTGTTCTTCTGCAAGGGTTTTAGCTTCTTCCCTTTGACTCTCTACAATACTTTTTTCTTTTTCTAATTGAGTTTTTCTTTTTTCAAAATCTATCCTTTCAGTACGAATTGTTTCTGTAAATCCTGAACGTGCATCGTTCATCCTTTTTTCTTTTTCCGCTTCTAATTTTTCTATTTCCTTACTAAATTCTTCAGATACTTCTTTTTTTGTCCATTCTTTAGCTGCTTCACGTTCAGGATCTGTACCTGTAGGCCATCCAGCGACTGCCGCCGCTCTATTAAAAAGTGTTTCTTCATTCTTAGCATCTAAAGAAGATCGTAAGGCATCTTCTGCTTTTTTTTGACCCATTTTTGCTAATTTTAATCTTTCATCAATCGAATTATTAGGATCGTTTACTTCTTTTAATAGGATACTTGGTGTCCCCCAAACTTTAGTTGGATTACCATATTTTGTCCAAAACGTTGGTGGCATGTCTTTATCTCCATTGCCTCCACCACGAATTTTCTTTTTTAAAGTACGTTTTCTTTTCATTGATTTTTTTTTTGATTTATATTTCGGTGGTACTCTTACATTCCGTTTCTTTTGTTTTGTTTTTGTTTTTGTTTTTGTCCTTTTCTTTTGTCTATTTTTTTTATTTTCTTTCTTAATTGTCCTTTTCTTTAAGGGCATATATATTAATTCATAATATTTTAGTATTGTGAAATAGTAAAAAATTAATTAAAAAAAATATTAACTATCAACGGATTAATATTATTCACCTTCTTCATCTTCTACTTGTCCTTCCTTTCGTACTGTTCCTAAAGGCGGGGGTCCCCTTCTATAAACGTGATTCTCTCTAGTTGTCTTTTTCTTCTTCTTTCATCTATCTCATCCCATGATTCTTCATCATATCCAAGTGCAATAACTTTTTCTTTATACTCGGGTTCCAAACTTCCCCATTGACTATACGGCATTGGTCCGATGATAAGTAAGTCATTCTCTTCCATATTAACCCACCCTAATGATTCGAGCAACTTTTTCTTTTCAGAATCAAGACTCCCCCATTCGACTTAATTAATAGGTGTGTTATCTTCCCTTCGTGCTTCACCTTCTTCACCTCCTTCATCTTCTCTTTGGAGTCCTTCACCTTCTCCGGGTTTCCCGACACCGGCACGCATCTCAATAGATTTTTCAATAATATATTCAAAATATTGATCTATAAATTTATTGTAAAGTATTTGTAAATCTCTTTCACTTTTACCTTCATCAAGAAGATTAAAATATTCCTTAATATAATCAAGGTATTTTTGCTTTAATTCATCAATATGTACATCAAGAGGTTTGGCTGCCGAGGGTTCCGGGGGTTCCGGTTTATTTGTTAATTCTGCTTCTTTTTCTGGACGTTTCACTGTAGTTGGTTCTAATTTTGCTTCTTGTTCTGGACGTTTCACTGTAGTTGTTCTTGTTAATTCTGCTTCTATTTCGTCGTGTTTTGCTTTTGTCCTTAGTGAATTTTTTATTTCGAAGTCGCCCAATGTAAATACCTTGCCTTCCCAAAATGGGCCTAATAATCGAATCTCTAATTCCGGTGGATTTTTTTCGATGACCGTCCCCCTATACCACTCGCTGTCCTGAGAACCGTAAACGGATAGTTTAGATCCAGGGTTTCTACGGTGATATATCGTGTCACCTATGTTATATTTATCTATTCCGTCATACTGATCTTCACTTGGTATCTTTGTTAATCTTTCATCAATTTCATCAATTTCATCCGAAGATGATCTCCTTTTTACACCTGTGCATTCTAATTCTTCCAAAGTGTTCTTGCAATTTTCACAATTGGGGGGAGTACAATCACCAACTTTTCGTTTTTGAATTTGAACTGATTTTTGTATTAGTTCAGGTCGCAGTTCTGGAGCTACAGGAATCCCTGAAGAAACTTCTTCTTCAGGGATTTCAAGAAGCGGGCGCGCCGGCGGTGTTGGCCTCCAGGAGCTTCTGGATGCGGAACTTAGAGGCGGTGCCGGATCATCTGTAGCTTGAGGATTAACCCCAGCCAAGCCAAGGGCCAGAGGGGAAAGCGCGCCCCCTCTTTGGGTTGTTTTTTTTGTCTTTCTTTTTGTCTTTCTTTTTGTCTTTCTATTCGTTTTCCTTTTTTTTTGTGTTCTTTTTTTAGGATAGGTCCTTTTTTTCGTTTTCTTTATTTTCTCTCTTTTTTTATGGATAGATTTCTTCAGGGTTTTCCTTTTTACCATATATATAGTATCAATATTTATTTCTTATCCCTTTCCATGATTTTATTTTCATATTCAAGTAAAGTCTCATAATATTTATCAATAAAATCATCATATTTACCAATAATCTGACGATAATTATCTTTATTTTTATAGAAATTATTTTTAATATATTTTAAATAATCTTCCTTTAGTTTTCCATATCCTTCTTTTATTAAATCATCAGTTGTAGGCTGTTTACGAGGACCTACCAGAAGCTCCGGTTGGAGGGCTGTTTTAGACAAAAAGGAACCTAACGTATCTAATAAACGCGAATCCTTTTTTTTTGGATCAGATGAAAAAAATTTTGAAGCACGGTATGTTGCGTCGCTAAATTTATCTCTAAAACTCCTTATAGGGACCTCTTCTGGTGGTATTTCGTCTGGGGGTTTCACTTTTATTCTTTCAAGTTTATCTATTTTCCTTGCAAAACCCCAATCTAATGGTTGAGTATATGAACCATCCTCTTTTTGTGAAGAAATAAAAAGAGTTGGATCAATTGCTTCCACTCTACCTTCTTTCCATTTTTCACCCTCTCTATCTGTTGCTTTAAACTGTACATTATCACCTATTTCAAAATACACATCTTTACTTTTATCTGCAATATCCTCATTTTTAAAAAATTGATTTTTAATATCAACAATTCCATCTTTATCAACTTCAAACCATCCGTTCTTTACACTTGTATCAAAAGGAGGTTCTGCTTCTTCTTCTTCTGCTACTGCTGCAGCCGGTACCAGAACATTATCTTGGAGAGGATCCACTGCCGGCGCTTCATCATCAAGCGCTTCTAAATCCGACACCTGCTCAATCTGTCTTTCACGCTCTCGAAACCATGTTTCATCAAACCCGAAATTGCGCCAATTAACATCTCCTATTTTCGTATTGTTGTTATTATAATGGTAATGGAATGCTTCTTCTACACGTTTAATAATTGTATCATAATCTACCCCTTGTGGTTTCCATAGAATTTTATTAACTTCAATTTTAGGTCTTCTAGGATTATCAACATTAATTTTTATATAATCATTATATCCGTCAATAATATCATTAAGTTTCCCCTCCCCGGTTTCCACTAACGGTTGTATATATCCCTTAACATCTTCCTCCGTTGCATCTCCAGTTAGATCAAATTCAAGGAAAAATCTATCTTTTTCAAACTCCCCATCCCCACCTATTTTAATATTCTTTTTACTGTATTGTCTCTTTTGATTTATTCTTTTTTTATTTGTTCTTTTTTTCTTTTTACTAACTGATTTTTTTTTATATGGTCTTTTTTTATTTGTCCTTTTCCTCTTACTACTTTTATTATATCTTTTATTGACTGTCCTTTTTTTTTTAGTCATATATATTTAAACAATATTATAATTAGTTTCTTTTTTTTTTCTTTTTCTTTGTTAATTTATTCTTCCTTTTTTTCCTTCTTCCTCCACCCATCCTGGGTACTGAATCATGTGGTAATCCGACAGGTCCAATGGACTCTTCAGGAATTTCCATATTAATGTTTGAACGTGTCCCTTGTGGCCTTAAATGTTCTATGATTGAGGCAATTGTTGATCTTTCATCATTCCATACTGGATTACTGGGAAGTACTGGTTGTTGTATTATAGGTTTTGATTCTTCATTATTTCTCGTAAATACCTCCTTAATTTTAATTGGTTTCCTGTGGATTTTTAAAAAGGGTAATATTTGATAAACATCTTCACTAGGGGAATGTTCCGTTCCTTTTGTTTGACCAATTTTAAATGGTAATTTATAATTTGCGATATCTTCAATTGAATCAAAATGGAGTTCTCCATAATCATCTTTAAGTTTGATTTTTGAACTACCAAGATATGCTTTACCGTTAGGGTCATCTCTATCTAACATTGGATTACCATTTTGATCTAGAACAACCATTCGTATTATTTCACCATTTTTGCCTCTTTCTTCAAGGTCAAGTACTTCTTCAATAAATGCAGGTAGAACCTCATCATCTACTAAAGGTATATCTTTATCAATTGTTTGGAATGCTCTTTTATAGATATCAAGCCTTTTTTCAGCTGTTCTTCCACCGGGAATGAATGGTTCATCTTCGAAATCAACCGCATCAAGGAATACTTGAGGGGATACACCATCATCAAGATAATTATCACCCCATCGGTCGCGTGCAGCACTCCTGAATTGACTTGTCATAAAATAATCTTTATATTTATCTTTCCCGAACCCGGTCCTTTTCCATGACCGTTTATTACCTAAGAATCCATTTCCTTTGGGTAACCTTGATTTTTCTCTTATCGGGGTTCTTCTTAATGGTTTATCTTTGTGTCTTGTAAGGGCTTTTGATGCCCTTGCTCTTTTTTCTCTTTCCAGGAAGCGGTTACTATCTTTTTGTTGACGTATCCTTCTTGTACTTTCTTTAAAATCTTTTTCTCTTTTTGCTCTTTGTGCTGCTTGATTTGCTACCATCCCTTGTTTAGTAGTTGTACCATATTTGCTCCTTCTTTCCTGAATAAATTTTTCTTTAAGTTCATCGATTGGATTAATTAAGTCTCTTACACCTGATATCCATTTACGTTGTAATGGGTCATCACCTAGTGGAATCTTCATTAAGTCGGATATATCAGGTTCATCTTTATCATCTTCTTCTTTAAGAACATTATCCAAATAACGTTTTCGTTCAGGCCATAGATGTGCAAACTTTGTTTCAGGGACAATCTCATCTTTTGAATCTTTTATAGTATCATTTACAAATAGGATCCTATCAATATGTCCTTCTTTTTTTAATATTTCTTTCATTTTTTTTTCTGTAAATCCTTTTAAATCTTCATTATAAATTGAATTTACATTTTGAAGCATCCTGTATTCAACGTGCTCAAAATCATATAAGACAGTAACATCATCTCCATATTTTTGTTTGAACTCACGAATGAATGGAAGTTTATCAGGTCCAATTTCCTGTTCGTCAATTAATTCTTCATAATAATATAATAAGTTATATATATCAGGGAAATTTACCATATCAATTAAACTTTCCCGCATCCAAGCTATCTGCTCATTGTGAGATCCTAATTTACGCCCCTCTTCATTATACTCTGATGTTGATTCTCTCCCCTCAATTACCAGGTTGAGGCGTCGTTCTGTTGCGTCAAAATGACCCTTTAATTGATTAATGAGATATTTTTCATTTCTATAGATCATTTCATCATTTGATCTAAAGTGTTCTAGGTCATCATGTAAATGAGGCATTACAATTAACGGGGGATTTGAAAAACTTGGTTCTAATTTTTTTTTTAAAAATTCAACTCGAGCAAACACTTTTTTAAATGTTGTGGGATCAGGCGATAAATCTATATCATCTTTATATTCGGTCGTTTCAAACCTTGACTTAAGGTAGTATGTCCAGAAACCAAGTTCAGTAGATGTCATTTTTTGATCAAAACGCACATGGTCTTTTTCAAATCTCCACATACTTTGTGGTTTGATGTATTCTATATAAATTCTTCGATAAAGAATATGCCACGCATACATAATCGCCCATAACTTTGAGATTAATTCTACAATATCTTTATATTCTTCCGAAATTACTTCTTTACTTATACTACGGAAGTCCGTTAAATATTCCTCAATCTTCTTGTTAATTTTTATTTTTAAACTTTCTTGTTTTTCATAGAGTATTAAATGAGTAATAAGAATAGGTGTATAAAATGCTGAATAATTATTAGGTAATTCATACTCTTTTACCCATTCTAAAAGCGAATCTGTCACGGCTGAAGAAGCCGCATCAATTGATGTTGAAACTCTTTCCACCCAGTCATCAAATACATCTTCAGATTCTACCCGGACGGCCAAATCAGAATCCGATTCATCCAATGGATCAAAAACCGTACTAAATACTTGTACTACCTGATGTAATCCGTTTGGTTTAAGGAGTATGACCCCCGGTTTGGACATTTCTTGAGTATATTTAGCGTGGTATTCTTCATTAATTTCTGATTCGACTACTTTCAAGGCAACACGATAATCAAGACCTTGATAATCAAGGTCTTCAGCATCAAGTTGATATGCTTTTGTAACAAAAGCTTTCAATAAAATAACGAGATTAACAAACAATTTTCTTGTTGAAAGTTTTTGAACGGAATCAACTATATTCCCATAACGAGACGCTTGGAGTCCAGCAATATCAGTAAGCTTGGATAGAGGATCTTCAAACAATTTTATATTGAATCCAGGTATTTGCATCACAGCTCGACTTTCGGCAACACCTTCTTTGGGGACCCATTTTACATTCCCTTGACTATCTTTAACCCTATCCCATCTTTCTTTATAATTACTTGATTGACGTTTAAGTGCAGTGCCTTCCATTTCAATATCAAGGGCGGAACGGTACAGTTGAGTTTGTTCTGCATGTTTCAATAAAATATTAATAAAATTAATAAATTTACGACGACTAAATAATCCATCTTCTAATGGCATACGAAAACTAGATGGAAGGAATTCATTATGTATATCATCTATATAATATACTAATTTTGATCCTTCTTCCCAATCAGCACTGAGATATGCATAACCGATTATTGCTGTTAAGGTAACTATTTTTGATATATCATCATCATCATCATCATCTTCCTCTTCATCATCAACCATACCATATTCATCTTGACCTTGATAAATACCACCGTGTAAATGGACTTCTATTCTATCCCACCATTCTTTGGTAAGATTAGGTATATTTTGATTAACTTCATTCTTAAATCTATTAAATTCTTGGTCTCCTTCGTCCCAAGCGATGGGTATGACCTGTTCTCCTTCGGGCCCTCGCCGTACGAAGGCGGGTCGTTCCACAGTACCACCTTTAAAAATATATTTTTCCATATATAATTTAAAATATTTAAAATTTGATTTGATTTTATATATATATATAATAATATGGAAAACTTTTCAAATACTTCTGATGTAACACGTAATAAAATGGTTGAATATTTGAATAGGGTATTAAATGATAATAGACTTTCACGTAAGGTTGAGAAGAGTATTTATAATTATATAATTAGTATTTCAAAAGAGAAGAATATTCAACGTAAGTGGAGTAATTCTATTTTTCTAAAATTATATGAATCAAAAGTCCTATCGATTTATTCAAATCTAAAGAAGGATAGTTATATTAAAAATATAACATTTGAAAAAAGGTTAAAAGGTAATAAAATAAAGGTTAAAGATATTGGTACATTAAGTGTTTACGATATATTTCCAGATAATTGGAAAGATTTACTTAACGCAAAATCAAAAAGGGATAAAATTAAATATCAATTAAAACCTGAAGCGATGACAAACTTATTTAAATGTCATAAATGTGGTAGTCGTGAAACATCATATTATGAGGTTCAGACACGTTCTGCTGATGAACCTATGACTCAATTTATTACATGTCTACAATGTAATAATCATTGGAAACAGTAATTATTGCGTAACTTGATCAATACCAATTCCATCTTTATCTACTTCTTCAACCTTACAATTTCCATCAGTACATACTTGATTTGCCCTGTTACTTGGAAGTACTGTAAGATGGCAATCTTTACATCCATAGAGTTTATCATTTTCTTGATTAATTTCTTTCATAATTTGTTCTGCATTTTCTGTGAGGTGTTGTCTATATTCCCAGTTATTCATTCCTTTTTTATATTTAGTATTTAGATCACAATTAGGGGTGTGATCTCTTAAGAATCTTCCATCAGACATTCTTGCCGGAAAATCATCAAAAAAGTTATCAGGTACTTTTTCCATTTCTATATTTATATATTATATATTTTTTTTATTTTTGATGCGGTTAATTAATTGTTCCTTATTACCGGAAGTTGATAGCTTCATTTTTTGACATATATTTTTTAATTCTTTGATTGATAATGAACGGTCAATCTTATCATCATTTTCTTCTATTTCTACAACATTTCCTTTTCCTTGAATACCTTCAATTTTTATTTCTTTTACTTCTGTTTTTCCTTCTTCTCCTTCTTCTTCTGAACAACTACTTTTTTCTTCATCAGTAAAACTATCTGAGTCAGAACCTATATCTGATGCTGAATCTGACATAGATTCTTGATTATCACTTTTGTTTGAAGAATGATCACTATATTTATCAACATCATCTTCTGTAATATCTAATTTATTTTCTTCAACTTCTTCATCGTAGATTCTTGCCCCTTCACTAATATCATCATTATTTCCCATTTGCATCATTGATGGACCACCTTGAATGATCATACTTGTAATACCGGGTGGGATACCCATCCCCATAAGTAATCCATTATCTATTTCTTGATTCATCATGTTATTCATTGTAGGTATTTGCCCATCCATTTTTATATCTTGATGGCCTTGTATAATGTTTCCTTGTAATATGTCCCCTTGTTCTAAACCTTGACCACCCCCTTGTTCTATATGTTTACTTTCTCCTTGATCTTCTTGACCTTCTTGATCTTCTTGATCTTCTTGATCTCCTTGATCTTCGTGATCTCCTTGATCTTCATGATCATTTTCGTTAATCGATTTTGGCTTAATATTATTTAATTCATTTAGCCTTTCTGTGATGTTATTAATTCGTAACGAAATTTTTTTTATTTCAAGAAATCCAATTATAACTATACATATAAATGATATCGCTAAAATAATCAATGGTAAATTGGACTGTATATGTAATTCTTTTAACCCCATTTATAAATTGAGAATATAAAAATCATATAAAATAAACTTATGGATTTTTATATTTGATATAAATAGAATGGAACTATTTAATAAACTTGAAATAAAATTATTAACCTATGATATAATTCGAACAATTACGATACAAATAATTACGCAATTTTTATTTAGTATGAATAATCCATCAATATCATTTATAAGTGATACATTTTTTCAAACGACTTTATTCTTATGTATTGGTATAATATCTTTTTGGTTAATTGTTTATAAAATATTTTTAGAAAATACAATAAAATTAGATATTAAAGATAAATAATAATATTAATCTAAAATAAATGTCATCAACTGATAATAAACCAAAGAAAAGAGGTAGAAAACCTAAGAACCCTTTATTAACTAAAGATGAAAAAGAGAAAAAGAATATTAATATTTCAGAAAATTTAATTATAAAATTAAAGCATACTGAAATTGATAATTATGATGTTACAGGATATTCTAATTGTGATACTAATGATAATGTTGATAACGAAGGTGTTAGTGAATTATGTTGGAATTGTTGTCATAATTTTCATGATAAGGTTTATGGAATACCATTAAAATATACCGATAAAGTGTTTTATATCTATGGAGATTTCTGTTCATTCGAATGTGCATCAAGGTATGCCCTTGATAATTTACGCGAGTATAATTTCTCTGAGATTTATTCATTAATAAATCTTTATAGTAATATTATCTTCAATGAAACACGAAAGATAGAAATAGCACCAAGCCGTTTAATACTAAAAAGTTTTGGAGGTATTCTAACAATTGATGAATATCGTAAAAATTTCCAAAATAAGGATAATTACGATATAAGGATACCACCAATTTTACCTATTAAACATATAGTTAATAAATATGAGGTAAATAATCCAATTAATCAAAATAATTTTAAGTTATATCGTAAGAAACCATTACCATCTGAGAAAAAGAGTATTACATCATCAATGAATTTAATTATTGAGAATTAAGTGGTAAAAAGAAGTTTTGTATTCCATTCATAATTATGATAGCATATAATTTATCATTTTGAATATAATTTATTAATTCTTCATTCAATATTTCATAGGAATCAATATATTTATTTAATTTCATTTCACGTACACCCTTCTTTTTTAATCTTGATGAACGTAAAAATAAAAAATTATATAAGTTTTTAATTTTGAATTTCTCAAGAGACTGTATTAATGAATAATATTTATTATATTCAACATCAATTATATTGTTTAAAAATGTATACTCAAATAAATGATATTCTTGTAATTTTGGTAAATCGCTTGGATTTATATTAAATACACTTTCCATATATATTAATAATTATGAATAAAAATTATTAAACTAAACTCATAAATAAAAGTCATAGTGTTCTGAGTTATTCTTATCAAATGGTTGTGGATAATCAAATATTATTGGTTTATTTAAAGTATTTGGATTTTCTTTCCATTTTTTGTTAAGATGTAATGAGAGATTATATAGTAATAAATAACCTTCTTGATGGAGGTCTTTTGCTAATTTGGTTGTTTCTCTAAGATCTTTTGAATTTATAAAATTATTAAATTTTGCTGCATCAATATATTTTCTTTCATTTGATTCGGTACCCAATGATTGAAATAAATTTACGGATTTTTGTAAATATCCTTGTGCTTTATCAAAATATTGATTGTAATGAAAGAGTTCTTCATTTTCGAGTGTATTGATTGTTTTTATAAATCTTTCCCAATAATACATTCCTTCTTTAAAATTGTAGGGGCTTTTTTTTTTATATTTCTTTTTTATCTTTTTAAGGATATTTTCAATATTATTATTGTAGTTTAAAATGGGTTTATTTTTATTCCCTTGATTGATTATTTTTTGACTTATATTTTTTTTAATTTCTCCATATTGATTAATAATAAAGAATAATACAAGGATACTTATTAACAACTTAGTAGTAAGATTATTTAAAAAAAATAATAAAATCAAAAGAATAAATACTGTAATTAATGTATTTTTATTCTTAAAATCTATTTCAGGAAAATGAATCATCGAGTTGATATATTAAAGAAATATAAAATAATTGATAGTACAACTAAAATAATACCAAAGTATAATAAATTATCTTTATTTCCTAAGTAAAGCATGAAAGCAACAATATATTTTTTAAAATTAACATAGAAACTTTCTTCTTCGCCATATAATTTAGATTCTAAAGTAACTTCATGTATTTGATACATATAATCTTTTGAAAAATTACCAATCATATCAACAGTATTTTCTATAATTTTATTTAAAGTGAGATCAAGTATTGTTTCTCTATTTTTTTGTTCGTATTCTTTCATTATCTTTTTCGTTGTTTCTTCTTCAAACTCTGAATAAAGTGGTTTATTTGTTTCTTCATAACCTATTAATCCTGGTCTTGATTCTGTATCTTCAATCAGTGCCATATATATTAATGATTTATTTTAAATATATGGAATTAAATGTACATTCCCTAAAAACATTCTACGACAACAATATTTATCAATTCCCAATTTATCAAGAGCTTTTCCTTCAATTGATTTCTTAATACGACCTTCTTTAACATCAATATATTCAATATCTAGTTCAGATTGAACTGTCTCATTTGAATCTTTTTTTCCTTCTAATGCGAGTTTAACAAATGGTGTCCACTTATCTCCTGTAATATTTCCACAAGTAAAACAACGGATTGGTATAATCATTTATAATATATTTATACTATATTTTTAAATTATTATCAAATTTTATTATTTAATAATAATTATTTAATAATAATTTATTAATATTATAGAAAATGTTGGTTTATCCATTTTTAGACAAAGAAAAAAATATGCTTCTTGAACCTTTATCCTGCATATTTCGAATGATCCTTCTTAATTATAAAAATGAAGGTGTTAAAATATCAATTGTTAATAATTCAATCCAATACAATGAACCTTCCTATTATCAAGGTTTTTTTAGAAGTGTTAATGGAGATACAAGAGAAGATTTACATAATCTATACAATCCATTCTTAAAAGCATTTGAATGGTATTCAGTCAAAGAAAATGAAAAGTTTAAATATTTTTATCAAAAATGCAATGATGGATTAACTAAATTGCTCAAAAGTTATGATAAAGGAAGTATTATTCATTATACTTTAACACATTATTGTAAGATGTTTAAAGATGTGATTGATCAAAAAGATATTGAAATTGAAGGAGAAGAAGAATCTCCCTTATTGGATAACTTTCAATCTTTCTGGAAAAAAGAAGAAATTACAATACTTTATCGTATCTTGACATATCTAGATACATGTGAAGATGAAGTAGAAAAAGAAACATATTTAGCAACAGTAAATAATATACTTACAATGAAAGAAAAGAAAGTTTATGATTATATTTATAAATCAAGTACAAGTTATAATTAACTTAATGGGGGAAAATCATCTTCGGATGTAATATCAAATGTAGCTCTATCATCCCCTACAGTTGTTTCCTCTTGTTGATCTCTATGTTTCAAAACATTAATATGTTTGAACTTTTTTTCATATTTTTTAGGTTCATAATCATTTACTTCGTGGTAAGTAGCATTGATTTCCTTTCCATCCAATCCATACCGATCAAACTTGTATGCATCCAAGGAACGTGGAAGGATACCCGATTCTAAATTAAACTTACCTAGACTTCTTATTGGTCTTTCTAATTGAAAATCAATATCAATATAGTTACATTTTAAATTGAACTCTGTAATAATTTCTTTTTTTAAGGATGATATACTATCATTAAGCGCACATTCTATCTTTTTTGTAATGTTATCATCATTAGTAATTAAAAATACTATCATATAATCTATTATAAATTATAAAAAAAACTTTAAATATTTATTTAGTGTTTATTTAGGGTTTATATGTACACCCTTGTCCTCCTTTCTGTGAACGTCTTTTTGATTTTCTCTTTGATGATTTTCTCTTTGATGATTTTCTCTTTGATGATTTTCTCTTTGTAGATCCACGTTTCTTCTTTTCTTCAATACGTACAGGTCCAAAAGTACCTTTCTTGAAAGTCCATCCAGCTCTCTTAAGGTTTTTAGTCTTCTTGGCGGATTTACTTGCTTTTTTTGATTTAATATTTCCATTTTTATCTTGAAATAATGCTGATTTTTTTAATCCACCGGGGGTTTCTCTTGCGGTACCATTCCATACTTGTCTTTTGGATCCAACTCTTTGTTTAAACATTTATACTATATTCAATATTTTTTTTAAATTTGATATTTCATTAACGAAACTTAATAAAGTATGTAATATTACCATTTTTCAATATGACCTGTTGGAAGAAGAAATCTCGTAATAAAGTTTATCCACAAGAAGAAGAAGAAGAAGAAACGGCCATTGAAATACCGGATGAAAGATTGACCGCGGAATTCATGGATAAGTTTGAAAAAGAAGTCATCTATTGTGGAGGATGTAAGACACCATTTAATATCCAATCAAAAGAACTTAAAATACATTGTAATATCTGTAATCGATTCTTCCATTGTAAAATTGCAGGTGAATGTTTAGGTAATGATTGTCATATAAATGGACATAGAGCACGATATTGTTATGATTGTGTTGGTAGAATAGTTACTAAAGATACTTGTTATTGTAAAGATTGTTTGAGTGATAATTAAATCATCGTATTATATAACATCCGGTTTAAGTTATTAAAAATTTCTTTATAAACATCCATAAGTATATAATAATATTTATAATTGATTGAGTTATGTATCATTTGTATTGTTTGAAGGTATGTTTTTACTTTAATTATATCTTGAGGATCATTTATTTTTTTAAGTTTGTAGGGTTCATCTATTGAATATCCAATTAATTCAGATAGATTATTAAGTACTGTAATATATCTTTCACCTTCATTTTGATTAAAAAGAGTTTTTTCAATTGTTTTAATACTATTGAGGAATAAGAAGCTATTTTTAAATATCCTTATATTCCATAATAATTTTTTATTTTTTTCATCAATAGAATTAAAATTGGGTACACTAACAATTTTTCTATCTTTATGGATCATGTTATTTAAAACTGGTTCAAAATTTTTGAATACCTTATAATTTTCATAGATAGATTTATGATTCCCAATAATTTCTGGTAATTCTCCTCTCATTAAATTACGGTAATCAATATTTCCATAAAAAATAATATTCCCTTTATTATCCATCCCTCTTCTCCCAGCTCTCCCGGACATTTGTAAATATTCTTCTCGTGTAAATGGTTTATTAATACCTAGAAAACATGAGGTCCTTACAGGTAGATCAATTCCAAGACACAATGTTTTATCAGAAATAACGATCCCAATTTCTTTATCGGAAAGTAATTTTTGAAGGATCCAATTATATTCATCCGGCATATTTTCAATATATAATCCAATACCTCTTTTTAACATTTGAAATAATGGGCTTTCATAGGATATTTTAATCCCTAATGTTTTTTTAATTTCCCTCCTGATATTCCTTATTGTATCAGCATCCATTGGTTTATTTGTTTTGGTAAAAATAAATTTCTTATGTTTCTGAAAAATATCTTGTAAATTAAAATCAGGATTCATAATAAATTGATTCATCTCTTCTTTTAGATTACTAATTTGAAGGTTAATTAATTGACTTTCATTATCATTTGATTTAAGATATTTAATTTTTTGTTCATAAAAATCAATTACACTCGTAATGAATGAATTTTTCTCACGATTGTCAAATATATCCATTTTTTCTTTGATCTCAAAATTAGGGTTTGTTGAATGAACCTTAATATTTGATTTGTAAATTTCACGTTTCGTTAAATATTCTTGAAATAGTTCATCTTTTTTCTTTAGAATATCATAATGATAGGGATATTCTTTTTCTTCATTATCATTTAATAATTTATAAATATGATGAAAAATACCTTTACATACTTGTTCATCGGTATTAAACATAATCATTGGAAACATGTCCTTCTTTTTTACATTATGGATAAAATCAATTATATTATCTTCATCTGATACTTTTACATTTTCTTGAAAATGGTCAAGTACCTCTTTAACTTCATTAGGATACTTAGAATTAAAATCAACTAATTTTTGTTTAATAAACCTTTCATAGTCTCTACAATCATTTAGTGTAACTAATCGTTTATCAAAATAATCATCTGGAGAGCATCCATCAAGGATATCTGTTTCTTCATCTATTTCTTCAAAAATATTATCTATTTGTTCCCATAAACAAGCACAATCATTTGGTGTGTAAGTGATTGGACTCTTTAAAAAATTATCATCAATTTTATCAAATCCCGATAATGGATGTAGTTTCTTGAGTTTATTTTCATTCCATATCCACCTTTGATGATTAATAAATCGTTGATTATATTCAATATAATTAATTTTTTTATCTGGATTAATTTTCTGAAATATTTCTTTTAAGAATTCTATATTCTTAATTGTAGCTGATAAGGCAAGGAAATTACAAGGGATCATTTTTAATAGATTTTCATATATGTCTCCATCTTCTTTCTTATTGAGGTTATGGATTTCATCAAATACTACATAATCAAAATTAGTCCCTATATTAAGTATATTATTTTCAACCTCAAAGGGTGTTCCAATAAATATATTTGTTTTGGAATCATAAGAATAATGTGAAAGATTATCAACTAAGAAGTGTACTTTATATCCCATATGGATAAAATGAGAACCTACTTGATAAACAACTGGTTTTGCAGGACATATATATAATATCTTTTTATGGAAAATACCAGATGACATAGCAATAAATGATTTACCAGATGATGTAGGTGCTTTAACAATTACACTTTCTTTCTTTTTTACATGATTAATTACTTTTATTTGCCAATCTTCAAATGAATATGATTTTTTTTCCCAATAATTAAGGGGTGGTAACATATCACCAACTTCTTTCATCATATAAAGGTGATAATCATAATTATCTAATAGATTATCAACCTTATTAACTATTTCATTATTCTTAATTTTATCTTTTAAAGAAAAAAAGAGTAAAATAATATATTTCATATTTTCTTTTTTATTTTCCCAAAAATGAGACAGTAATTTTAGTTGATATTCAAGAATACCTTCTTCTGTTTTTAATTTTGTTAAAGGATAAAATGGATCTTCATTAATCGATGATTTGAATAAGTATTCAATTTTATTCTTATCATCTTCTATATTTTCCTTCATTCTTTTTTCATTTTGTGCTTGAATAATAATATCTTTTTTCTTGATTACTTTTTTTTTATTCTTATTATAATTTTTTTTCTTATTTTTATGTTCATATTTCTCAACGCTATCTTCAATCATATGTTTCAAATTAACATTAATATTTGATGATAGATCTCTCAAAAAAATAGAAAGTTGTTGTTTATCTATTTTTTGTTTTTGAATAAAATTCATATTCTATTTAACCTATATAGTTATATAGCAAATGTTTTAAATAACTTATTTACAACCGTAGTGTATTAATTCTTGTGATTTATCTATAGATTTAATTTTATAGGGTGTTTTACAGAAAATCTTTTTATTTTCAGATTCTTCATTACTACTACATTTTAGAGTTCTTTCTCCACAATTATCACTATTAGAATTACATTTATCAAATGATAAGTTATATAATTCTTTAATATTATTTGGAATATCACAAGATACAGGTAAACATTGACCATTAAATTGAATTCCATCTTCATTACAGTCTATTAACATTAATTCAGTATCATTTTCATCAGAAGGTAAAAAGGAATATCCAGGAGAACATTCAAAATTAAATGAACAATCATTTATATTTCCGGATGTTATACATTTATTTTCAATTGTATCGTCTTTATTCTCAAGTATTAATTGAATAAGGTTTTCTTTTGGTGAATTATGATTTAATAGAGTATCTGTGCCTTCTTTATTTGAGATAGTTAATGAATTATATTCATCTATTAATTCTTTAATTGTTTTTTTCATATAGGTTGATATATTATTTGTACCACTGACATGTTTATGTACGATATTATTTTCCTTTATTTTGGAAACATCACATTGAATGGGCACACAACATTGAATTGAATTGAATGATTGTGTTAGATCATTATTAATATTTGTAAAATGATTATCACATTCAGCCACATCATTAGTCCATCGAAAACCATTTTTACAAGAACCCTGTTTACAATTAATATTATATTCTAATGGATTTGTACATCTATCAGAACTTTCTTGTTCACCATAAGGACAATTACATTCATTCCCTGTATGTTGGATACACTTTAATGGATTATTAGTCAATACATATCCATCATTACATTTATTTAATTTACAACTCTCTATATCTACATCAATATCAGGAGAGTGACTAATCTGAATATTACAATCATCGGAAAGGACTTCTGTTCCATTATCACACGAACACGATTTTAACTTACATTTTCCTAATTTAGTGGTGTCTTTATCATCTAAGATAATTGATGATCCTGGTGGACATGAACAATTTAGATTCTTCTCATAATTACAACCATCTAATAAATCATACACATTTTCACCATCTACTATTTTAACGGTTTCATTATTTAATTGACACCGACATACATTAATATCTAAATTACATCTTTCTTGATTTGAATCAACATCTAATGTTGAACCAATACAATACTTATATTTAATTTCTCCATCTTTATATTCACACGGTTTTCCTTCCCCTTTCTCATTACTAACTTCTTTTTTAATGATTCTATATTGTTTAGATTTAATACCACATCTATTTTCTAATAAACCACACGTTTCTGTATTCCAAGGTGACCATTCCCCTTGACAATTATTTTCTTCTATAAATTCACGCCCTTCAAACTTATCTGAAAATTCTTTTATAACTTTTTCTTTTGTGGGTGATTTCTTATCTTCTTTTGGTACCTTAATTTTAATTTCATCGGTTTTTACTTCTGGCTTTATTCTATCATATTTAAACCTTTTTGGTAAAATATTTTCATAGGGTTTATAGTCACCAATTGACCTTTGTTTTAATGGATGATATTTCTTTTTAGTTTGAATTAGGTCTTCTCCAGGACAGAGGTTAATTGAACCGGCTTTTTGAGGATCAATTATAGTATTATATCTTGAAGTCAATTCTTTTAATTTTTCATTATAATCTTTTTCTTGAATATATCCTTCATAGACACTATCTTTATTAGATAATTTAGAAATTAAGAATGAAATTAGAATTAGTATGATTATATATTTAAGAATTTCCATATCTATTATATATTATAATATGTTAAAAAAATTATATCAAAAAGATGGAAATATATTCATAGATCCATCAGATGATATAAAATTTGGGTTTTATGTCATCCATAATTTAAGGAAGGACTTTCAAAATATTAATGATTATAAAAAAGGATATTATCAATCATTGGGCATGGTCTATAAAATCAAATAGTAACATTTACTTTGAATAATTTTATTAATTGTGTGATAATATATGAAATAAAGATTAGTAATATTATTTTTGTAAAAATGTTTTCTTCAAAATCTCTAAAAAATTCTTTAACACCTAATTTTGGTAATTTAATTTCCATTGTTTTTTGTGTGAATAGATTTGAGTGGATCTCTTTTAATAATTTTGTATTTTTATGTAATTTATCATTGCATTTTTTACTTTCATAGTATTCTGAGAGTTCAATTACTTTTTCAATAATATTTGGTAGATGTTTCAGAATACGGTTTGTAATTAATCTCATTTTATCACTATAGTTTTTATCATCTACATTGTCTGTATTCAGTTTTAAGAATTCTCCAACTAACTTTGTTGGATTTGATGTTAATCCAATTTTACATATTTCATCTGTTAGATAAACGATATCTAAACAAGTACTAACATCAGAAGTATCTATAATCAAAAACTTTATAATTTTTGCTTCGATATATAATAGTTCTTTACGATTCTTAGGATCACCAAGGTCTGTTAAATGTTCCATTTCATTTATTTTTCTTATGTATTCTTCATCATCATGTTCCGTCATCATAATTCTATTCATACATATTTCAAAATCTCTATTAGTTACTTCATCTGTTTTTATTCCAAAGAATTTTGCCATTGTAAAATTACTTGTAGTTCCTTTTATTGAATCTTTTGTAAGATTATTTTTCATTAACCAATCATATATCTCTTCAGAAACCATATTATCAACTGTATGTTCGGGTAATACATATTCTAATATTCCACCCGTCATTCTATGGATATTTTCAAGGGTTTGATATTCTTTAATTGTATCAGGTAAAGGGGATTTTAATTCTTCTTCAGATAATTTATCTCTTTCCCACCATTCAAGTTCAATACCATTCTCGGCAATTGGGATTGTATAATCATTGATAGTAATCGCATTTCTTTCGGAATTAAATGAAGTTTCAAACTTTTCTTTTAATTTATCAGTCTCTTTTAATGCTCCCCAATCAATACCTTTTTTAGAGATTTCAATATTTTTCTGAATAATTTGACGTAGGACATTTTTTTCAGGGATATCAGGAAAATTAATTTTATTCTCTCCTTCTGGCCTTAGAAGTAACCCACATTTTAAATTTAGATTCTCAGGATAATCATCTACACCATATTGACGGTATTCTTCTTTAATCATATCTTCATTTGTCGCATTATTTATATAGGATTCTAATGCATCAGGATTATCATTTAAATAACGAAAGGAAGGGTTTCTCCCTTGATTATCATAATGTTCAGAAGGATGATCAGTATAAACGTCTTTAATAAATGGATATTGACAATGGCTTGGACATTCAACTTTGACACAGTTATCACTCTCATTTTGTGGAGCACTCCCAATTTCACCTCCAGTTGGTTTACAAGGAATATCAAAATTATCCTTATTTACCCATTTAGAACATGTTTGTTTATTTGAATCATATTCACTAATTATATATTTACATAGATTACAATCATTCATAATATATATTAATGTATATTTTAATTATTTAATAATTTTTTAATTTTTTGTTGAGCAGTTTCTAAGTAACGCGAATGTTCGATTATATTTAATAAGTCTTTATAAAATTTCTTATCTTTTGAATTATAATGTGAAATTAGAATAGAATCCATTCTTTTTCTTCCATGAATACGGAAATCATAATCCTTCATAAAACTCCGCCAATCAATATCTAAATCAACAGATTTTACAGTTCCACAAGAAGTTTTAAAACTATTGTAATATTTATTTGGTAAATGCTTTTGAAGGTTCTGAGCAAGTCCCTTTTTCCAAGGGGCAATTTGATACCATACACGTTTCTTTTTACAACAAGATATTATATCTGTTAAACTCTGATCACCTGTAACTAATATATCTCTAATACTGTCTTTCATAAGGGAAATAAAGATTTCTCTTTTCTGTGGTAAAATATCCGCGCGGAAGGTTATTCTAGATTTAGAGTTTTCCTTGTCATAAATTGGTCCTGCGCTTCTTCCACCTTCTTTATCAATAAAATAAATAGAGTCATAATACTTCTTAATTACTTTAATAATATTTCTTCTAAAATTATCATTTTCAAATACCTCTTCATCTATCCATTGAGGTATCACAACCTGAAATTTAGAATGTTTTTTATGGTAATTTTTACATATCATTTCAATATATGATAAAAAACAGGACTTTGAATGGACCCCCCAATTTGGAGATGGTTGAATATAAACTAAAGCATATGGTTTCTTAATTAATGTTTGTTGTTTATATTTAAAATCATTCATTAATAAACCAAGTTGGCCTTCCCCGACACCAATAGGGAATGTATAGGGTGGATATTCTCCATTATATTCACTGACACTAAATGTATTAAAAACATTCGCATATGGTACTAATTTTTTAAAGGTTTTAATATTAAATACTTCATTAATAATCGGAATAACTACCATCAGATCAAACTTCTTAGTTTTCTTTTTGAACTTTAAATTATCAAAACTCTGACATTCGGAACCTTCTTCTTCGTCCCATATAGTGATTGCTTCTAATTCAACAATATTTGTATTTGATAATCCTAAATCCTTGTATTTTTGAGGTCCAGTTGTACAAATTGTTACATTACTTGAAGGATACCATTGTTTCAAATAGTCATGGAATGATTTGGTTACAATAATATCACCAAAACCACCGCAAGGGATATTAAATAATCCAATTGATAAATTATGATAATGTTTTTTCTCTACTTTATGGGAATCATAATATTTCCATAATATATCATATAAATCTTCAAAATGGTTTGCTTTCTGTGAAATTTTATAAATAGACTGAAGCTCACTCATATAATATAATATAATATAATATAATATAATATATATTATGGACGGTGGTAAGTTAATAGCAAGTGGTTCCGATAGTTGTGTATTTATACCAAATCTCCCTTGTCGTAGTAATAGTATTATTAATAAAAGAAAAGTATCAAAAATAATGTATAATCCAATGGCTAAATTAGATAGTCAACACGAAAAAAAAATGAATGAAGAAATAAAGAAGATTAATGGTTATCAAAAATGGGCGATCATTTTCGATAAATATTGTAAACCACCTTCATTGGATAAATTATTAGAATATGATAAAAAAGGAATTCAAGATTGTATTTTTAAAGAAGCAGGTTTTGAAAAAAAACAAATAAAAGAGGCAATTCAATATTTTGATAAAAATAGTTATATGATGAATGGTATATATGGAGGTTCAACACTTTTTGACATATTTAAAAAATCTTTTAGAGAAGGTTTAAATGCGAAACAAAAAGATAGAATATTCTTAAACTTAATGGGAATGATGGAACCATTATTCTTAGGTTTGAAGGTAATGGATGAAAATAATTTTATTCATAATGATATTAAATCTAATAATATTGTTGTTCATGATGGAGTATTTAAATATATTGATTTTGGTCTCTCAAATAAATTATCAAATAAAAAATTTTTCAAAGAACGTTCATTAAACGAATATAATACAGGGCGTATTTATCAACACTATCCATTAGATTATATATTTTATTATGCTCCTAAAAAAGGTTTAGATAAAGAATTAGAATATAATGAAACAGGACAGGTAAGGGCGAATTTTAATTATTTAGAAGCGGTAAAGAAAAGTTTCGGAGAAGACCTTTATGATTCATACTATTCTATATTTAATGCTCTAAAAAATAAAAAAATTAGTCAAGATATAATGATAAAAAGTATTGATACATATAGTCTTGGTATTCAGGTACCATTATTAATGGTTTTCTATAATAATTATGAACTCCTAGAAAATCCAACTCAATTAATACTAGATTTTTATAGTCTATTTGGTTTAATGACAAAATCATTATCAAACGAACGTATCAGTCCATCAAATGCTTATGATTACTTTATAGATTTACTAAATAAATATAGTATATCAAATGTACCACGTAAGAAGGAGGTATCACGTAAGAAGGTATCACGTAAGAAATCACGTAAGAAGGTATCACGTAAGAAGGTATCACGTAAGAAATCACGTAAGAAGGTATCACGTAAGAAATCACGTAAGAAATCACGTAAGAAGGTATCACGTAAGAAATCACGTAAGAAGGTATAATTATGTGATTGCATATGAACCAGATAATATGAGTAAAATACCTAATATTTTTTTCTTACTTAATTCGGATTTATAGATTATTGT